TGTCCTCCCGGATCTGTTTCCCCCTATCCCGCCGGTAACGTGCATTCAGCAGGAACTTCACGCCATTCCATGCGCCCGGGAGCGCGTTTAAAAGCAGAAGAAGCGTGTAGATGATCGTGAGCATGATCAGGACGTCGTTCAGCGAAAAACCGCAGAACTCCGCCGCCGTCACTCCATAGGCTGGTGCGGCCTTGGCTATCGTGGGCTTCGCGAAGAATGCCGCCACCACGCCGCCCCCTTGTTTCTTATCCATCGCGTCTCCCGTCAGGCCGAAGTGGCGCCAGTGGCGTTGGTATCGGTTACGGTTTCACTCGTGGAAGTCGTGGTCTCCACAAGCTCTTTCCCGTCTTCGCCGTATGCTTTCACCTTCCCCGTAGCCCCGTCGACCCAGCGGTCCAGGTTCGTCATCTTGACAGTGAGCTTCGGAACGGAGCTGAGCGCCTGCAGCACTTTGCTCTGAAGATCCGTAGCGTCTGCGGAATCCGCGATGCAAAGGATATTGACGTTAAAACGGTTATAAATTGTCGCCATAATGCGATCTCCTTAAAAATTAGCTAAACCAAAAATCGCGGGCCTGCCAGCCCGTATCCGCCGCGTCATTCCACACTCGTTGGAGCACACGAAGGCCAACAGAAACCCCAGCGACGTAGTCGTAGTCGTCCCCATATTTGGCATAAAGCGCTATGGCAAAAACACGGCTGGGATGTGCGTCGCACACGCCTGAGTAGATGGTGAGAGAATTGGTTGCCGAGTTGGGCGACAGCATTCCGCCTAGCTTCGTCGCCCCGTCCTCTTTGTCCCACGGTGACCAAAACCCTATTTGCGTACGACTTTTCGTGTTTTTCAGATTCGCGGTGGAGCTATCCAGATACCCGATAGCCCCTTGAGAGCTTTTCCCTGTATTCCCGTTCAGCGCCTGAATAGCAAGCGCCCAGCTGCAGCCTGTCCCGTACGCCGTACAGCCGACGTTCAAAAATCCATAAGCATCACGTCGATACCACGCACCGTTATCGTCTGGCATGGTGGTTTCTTTGTTGTAGTAGGTCGTCAGGTTGTCATAACGGTCCTGCATCGAGGCCGCGGCATAGTTCCCTCTCAGGTACCCAAGATCAGTGCCTGCCGAGTTCACGAACCCTACGTTGTAGCCCAGCGTCGAAGCGTTCGTGTAGCGGTTGCCGAGATCTTGGCCAGAAGCCTCTATGAAGCCCACAGCCCCGGCGTTTCCGTTGTTCGTGTAGAACAGATTGTCGAGGTCGGTGCCCGCGGAATTGAAATAGTTGACGCTCATCTCTCAAGCTCCGCGACCCGGGCCTTCAGCTGGTTGACCTCGTCCACCAGAGCGGCCACAACGGCGTTGTAGTCAAGCGCCAGAAAGCCTTCTTTATCCTCTGCTACGGCTTCGGGGATAACCTTCTCAACCTCTTGGGCGACAAGGCCGACGTGCGTCTTACCGTCGTCTTTCAGCGTATAGCGGTAGGCGGTGAGGCCTGAAAGATCAGGATGCACCGGAGTCAGCCCAGTCTTCTTTCTCGCGTCAGAGGTCGCCTGAAAGGACGGGGCTTTGACCGCGGCCGAAAACGCGAAATAGTCCCCGGGATTTGTGTACGAGAGGGTTCCACCGCCGACCCCCAGATTGTCCATGTAGATCTTTGGCGTGGTCGTGTCTTTCAGGTTTCGGATGCAGACCGCACCGTCAATGTACGAGCATATCCTCGCCTGCCCGGCAAGGTTGATACCGGCTTCAGCGCCGGTTGCTATCGTTCCGCCAGTGAGTGGAAGGTAACCGGTGGCCACATCGGCGGCCTTCGCGTACGGAGACAGGTCGATAGAGATCTTTCCGGATGTATTCGTAATTCCGTCTCCGGTCGTTACCGCGCCCGGCGTGTCGGCCGTGGCGGTCGGCAGGATGTCTGATCTCAGCTTCGGGCCCGCGCCATCATTTCCAAAAAGCAATCTGTGTAAAATCGGGAAAGCCATAATTTCTCCTTTACGCTGTGCGTTTCCAGATGTAAACAAAGAACGCTGGGGGCTGGACAGTCGAGGACGCGCCATAAATTGAGCTCGACCAGGAAGCATTAAAGGTGAATCCATTCGAGCGTGACCCTGACCAAATGTTCTGCCCTATGTGGTAGCTGTTTGTTGAATTAGCGGTGTCCTTAAAAGCGCCGCTCGCGTTTGTACCCGCACCCCACAAAAAATTAGGGTCCGCAGGGAGGACCGCGCCTGTGATGTTCGGCAGCCCCGCCTCCGCAGTAGTTCCGGCAGAATGGCTGGAGTCCGCGCCCTGAAGAACACGACCAGAGGAGACCTGCTCCCACGTACCACCGAAAAGAGAACTGGGGTTAGCGGAATCAACAGAGCAATAGATTGACCCCACAGGGTGTGCCGCTAACTTGGCATCCGCTACAGCTTGGGTGACAGCTTGGGTGACAGCTTGGGTGACGGCCGCCTGAATGACTTCCTTTAACGTTGTACTCATGACACGGCCTCCTTCGCCGCGGTCTTCTCGTCCTCATAGACCGCTTTATCCAACTTCGTTCCGAGAGCCTGTATATATGTGGTCTTCTCGTTCTCGTAGACCTGCTTGTCGAGCTTGTTCCCGAGCGCCGCGATATATGCCGCCATGTCGTCGGACGGATCGGTGGCGTTCGTAAAGGCCACTGCTGTAATCACGTGGCCGCTCGGGATGGTGTCAGCGAACGCGATCGTGGTCACGGTCTTGTCCGTATATTGGTCGTCCGGCTGGCAAAGCACGCCGTCAAGAAACACCTGTAGCTTCGCAGAGCCGACCGTGTGCGTGGGTACGGAAACTGCCGTCCCCGCCGTCAGGTCAGCTTCCAACGTGGTTGTGATCTTGTTGATCGCAACGGCCGCCGTATCCGCGCTGGCGGGCATGGGCACCGCCGTGCCGTTGTCGTTGATATAGGCGCTGTAAGTGGCCATGGCGTCACTGCTTCAAGATGATCAAGCCACCGTTCCTCAGGTTCGAAGGAACGGAGTCGAGTGACGACACAATGCAGGAGTCAACGTAGGTCTCTGCCACGGTCACCGCCTTGGTGCCCGCGGTAAGCGTGATCCCACTGCCCGCGTTCAGGCTGAAGGTATCGGACTTCGCTGTAGCCGAGAGCGTGGTAGTCCCCACCTTAACGTTGCTGAAAGCGTTCTGATTCACCTCGGCCCCGGCCGCAAGGCCGGAAAGCTTGGTGCGCTCGGCCGTCGTCATGACAACCTTCGTGGTGCCGTCCGATATAGCGTCCGCCGTATCCGTGGCCTTCATGAAAGCCCCGGCCGCTTTGACCGCGGCAGCGTTGGTCACGTCAGCGCCCGCGGCAATGCCGTTCAGCTTCGCCTTGTCGGAAGCCGTCATCAGGCCGTCGGCACTGGTCGTAGCCGCGGCGTAGGTCGTGTCTGTGAACCTGGCGTTGGCAGGGACAGAGCTTGCAATGCTGAAGCCGGAATCTTGGATGATCCTGCCGGACGTGCCGTTGAACGTGGCCACATGCCCGGCAATGACCGTATCAGGCCCAGTGACCGCGCCAACGACGTTGGACTGGATCACGGTCCAGTCGTCGTTAGACGCAGACCCGGAGGCATAGTCCTTGATGCAGAGGACCATATCGCCCTCTTCACAGGTCTGCCCAGCGTAAGTTCCCGGATCCTTGACGGCGTACTGCCAGCCGGCTTTATAAGCTACGGTCGGGAGCCCGGAGTCTTTGGTCAGGGATCCTTTGAAGGTCACGCCCCCGTTTTCAATACTGGAAATATGCGACCGCAGGACTTGGATCTCAGTCTCGACCGTGGACGCGTTGCCGTCGCTGTCGTTAATAAGCGTCTGCGCCGCACTGGTCTCCGGCGCGATCTTGTACTTGGTCTCGCCATCCTTGCCGTAGAGCGCGGTGGAAATACCTGGATTAATAGCTGTCATGTGCCGCTCCCGCTAGAACTGGAAGAGTCAGAAGAAGTTGTCGATTCGCTCTTGTAGACCACCTTGGAAGAGAGATCCGCAATCGCGTCAGAGTTGGACTGGATGAGCGAGTACAGCTCATCGATGCTCCCGCGGCCCAGGGGCACCGTCCACGCCATCAGGACATCGCCGGCCGTCAGAGGGAATGAAAGCAAGATCTTTGTGCTTGTAAGATCGGAAGACCCCACCTCGTTGAAATCCGTGCCCCGCAGGAGTGGCTCGCCGTTCCAGACCATCCGCAGGTGCTTGCGGCCGACCACGTAGAACATGGCCTTCGGGAGCGTGATCTCGGTGCCCGCGGCCACGGCCTCGGTCGTCGTCCAGATCTGTTCCGCACAGGAGATGCCGATATTCGCCAGCGTCCCGTCCGTGACGTTCTCAATCCGCTTGACCTGCGAATCGCCGGATTCCTCCACCCGCTTGATCTGGCTGTCCGTTTCGGTTTTGATGGTGGCAAGCGTTGTCTTCGCGTCTGCTGCGGACTGCGCGGCCGCGGCGGCAGACGATGCGCTGGTATTCGCCCAGTCCTCGGCGTTCGCGGCAAGGTTCAGGATCTCGTCGCGGAACTGACCGGAGGTCTTGCGGGAAGTCGCGGGAACAGAAAGAGTGCGGGCTACTTTCTCGTTGAGCTGTTGTATTAACGCAACAGCATGGTCCGCCGATTTGTTCAGCACCCGGGGATCGAAGCCGTCGTGCGTTGTGAGCACCATCGGCTGGGTCTCCGGGATGTTCGACAAAATCGCGATACGGGTGCCGGAAGCCGGTGCTTTTGCCAGCGTCACGGTTCCGCCGGGCGCATTGTCCTGATCACTGTTAAGGGCTACGGTGTAATCCTGCTCGAAAGTCAGCGCGGATTCCGTATCGCCGCCGTCAGTCGAAGAGTAGACCGCGATATCGGACGGCTGGAAGACAACGAAGGAGAAAGCGAACTGGGTTACAGTTCCGTCTCCTTCGTAGATTGTCTTGCGTTGGGTTTCGTCCAGAGCCATTTGTTTCTCCAAGGTTGGAGAAATGATGCGCCCAACGTTTTCTCTCAAGTATCAGTTCTTGGAATAGCCCAGAATCAGCACCAGCGGGTTGTCCGTTTTGCCGTTATCCAGAGCCGCTTTGCCCGAGATCGCGCGGTTAACGGGTACCATGGGGAGCCCCGCCCACTCGCCAATGACTGAGAGCAGCGCTTTGACTAGACCCTCATCCAACTCCCCTTGATTTATCTGCTGCACCAAGCGGAGCGCGTCGGTAACTTTGCGCACACCGCCAGGGCCCGAGTAGCCAAAAGGTGTTCCGCCGCCAATGATTGTTCCGACGGTATCCGATATCTCCCGAAGCCCCACCAGAAGCCCGAGATTGAAGCCAACCGTATTTCCCGCCGCCTTTCTGAGCGTCTTGGAGAGCCATTCATCATCGTCGTCTTTGCCGCCGCCCGCCGAGGCTTTGAGCCCCTCCCGGACAAAGGTTTCCACCACTGGCTGCAGGACCATCACCAGCATCATATTGAATGCGGCTCTCAGCGCTGAATCCGTTTTCCTTGTTACCATCCCGATGTTGTAGGCAGTGTTGAAGAACGTATAGAAAACCGTAAACAGCTTGCTCCAGGCTCCGCCGCGTTCCACGCCCGAGAGATCCATCAGCCGCCCGCTGCCCTGCGCCTCAATCACAGTGCGATCCGCCATCGCTACAGCGCGGGCGTCGGTATTCCCGTCGGAAAGCGCTCTGTTATAAGCGCCAAGCCACGTAGGAATATCTACCAGCATCTGCATGAAAATTATCGGGAGGTAGGCGACCGTCTGCAGCTTATCCTTAACGGAGCCAACATTCCCCACGGCACGCGCCTGAATCTCAGCTACTTCGCGGAAGCGGGTTCTCATGCGGTCAGCCATCATCTCTGACTTCTGAAGCGTAAATTTCCGGGCTCGGCTCGGGTTGGCAATAAAAGAAGCGATGCCCCGGGCGGACCACTCAGGCCCCAGCACCGCGACTGACTGCAGCATGCCGATCGGCTGGATCAAAGCGGTCATTAAATTCAGACCAATGCTAGCCAGAGAAACGTTGGATCGGAGTACGTTAGCTACCGTATCCATCGTCCGGCTCTGCTCGCGACCATTTACCGCGATATCCCGAAGCCACTCATTGATGGCGCTCATCGCGTCCGCGCCCCAATACCGCTTGATTTCAGCCGTCAGCTTTGACTTCGGGCCGAAGATCCGGGAGGCGTCCGCAATAAGTTCCCGAAAGCAGATATCGTGGATAACGGAATCTATCTCTTCGAATCCCGCACGGGCGGTAAGCGTCAACGGCTCTTTTACCGCGGCGGCTCTTGCCTTGGCGTGCGTCTGATCGGTATAAGGGCGCAGGCGCTGCGCCGCGGCTTCCTGAAGACTCGCACTGGCGTCTACAGATGACTGAACCCCGTGCGCCGCTTTGCGGTCATAGGCGATCGGATAATAACCGCCTTTAAGGCTGATAGCCGTACCACCGGCGGCAATCTCAACTGCCTGAGGTTTCGCGAGCTCAAGAGGGCGGTGTCCTACCCGGGACTCCAGAGCGCGCAGATCTTCGCCATACATCCCGAGCGCGTCCCATACCCCCTGCGCGGCCTCAATCTCCTCTTTGGTAAGCGTCTCACCAATAAGCGTGGTTACCTGCTCAAGCGTCCAGGGTTTCCCTGTTTTATTGAAGGAATAAAAAGCGCTGCCGTCCAGAAGCCGCTGTCGGTTCGCTTCTGTGCCAAGATTGAGGAGCATCGTGAGCACCTCAGAGCGCGACACGCTGGCGTCGATCACTTCGTGGTACACACGCTTATGATCTTTTGTTGCACGGTCCAGCGGCGCGTAGGCTTTGGCCAACCGCTTAGCCGCCTCTGACCGCATAGCGATTTCTTTATCCGCCGCCTTATCGAACTGGGAGACCACAAGATCAAACATCTTCCCGAAGCGACCGCCCGCGATAGCAGCAAGAAGCGAGGGAATACGCGCGTGCGCCAGTCCGATTTTACGGATGGCGTCTTTCACTTTAGCCGATCCGCCTTCACGCTCAGTATTGTCCTGCTCCGCCAAGCCGTGCTTTGCCGCGTTCGCCGATACCTCA